TTGATCCGAACAACGCAAGTGTATTGGAAAGATTTACTAAAAGATGGGGTAAACCTTATACTCACACCTACTATCATGTTGGACCAATATGCAAATTACACGAAAACTTTGATAAGCATGGGGTTCATATGGTACACGATGAAGAATGGATTGATGTAGATGGTGTAGTAGGCATAGGTACTTCAACTATTTTGAATTGCTCAAGAAAGGTATCATACGATACAGCACAACTAAACCACTATTATACAAAGACTCTACCAGAATGGCTTAATAAATGTAATAGAACTCGTCCAGAGGGTGATCAGTATAGGAGTACGATTGAAGGTTTTTTTGAACACAACCACAACGATGTAGAAGACTTTCATGCTTTAAACTTTTTTAGAAATCAACAAACTTTGTAGATTATGGATATTATAAATACAAATTTGAATGTGCAAAAGATTAGTGATCCGTATGATATATGGATTATTGATAATTTTTTAAAAGAACATACTTTGAAAGGTATTAAAGATGCATGGCCATCTTATGAAAATGATGCTTGGTATGTTGGACACCCTGAAATAGACGGTAAAAAGAATATATTAGAACAGGGTATGCTAGGAATTAGTAAAGTAGGGGAAATGCCTGAATTCATTAGCAATGTTATGAGTTATATCCACACAAAAGAGTTTACAGAAAGGATATCTAACCTTTTAAATTTACAAAACCTATTTCCAGATGAGCATATGAGATGGTCAGGTATGAGAACAATGCTTCCAAATTCATTCCAATTGATTCATAGTGATGCTAGAAAATCACCTAATTCAGGAATGCGTAAAGAGGTAACTTGTTTATTGTATCTGAATGAGAACTATAATAAAGAAAATGATGGCGGTTGTTTAGAAGTCTGGTCCGATGATATGTCAACTTGTATGCATGAAATTGAACCTATCTCAAATAGGTTTGTTGCTTTTTTAAACAGCGATACTTCCTACCATGGTGTACCAACTGTAAAATCAGAAAGAAAGTTAATTACATTCTCTATTTTAGCAAATGATAGTTCTACCGATCGATATAAAGCTCTATTCGTTGCAAGACCTACCGATTCTGTTGAAGTTGGAATCGAAGGTGTTAAAAGGTCACAAATAAAAGATATTAAAAAATAAAAATATGGAAGTAAAAAATTATCCTATATTCAAGGTTCATGTCGATGTAGATGGAGCTTTAGAAAATTTAAAAACGGTATTAACTAGTGGTTTTTTGAATGAAGGTGAGTGCGTAACACAATTTACCGATTTTTTAAATAATTATCTAAACCATAAAAATGTAGTTTTATTAAATAGCTGTACATCAGCACTTACGTTAGCATTAAAATTGGCTGGGGTTTCTCCTAATGATGAAGTTATTACGACGTCGATGACGTGTGTTGCTACTGTCACCCCAATATCTAATTTAGCAGCAAAAGTAGTTTGGTGTGATATTGATTACAAAACAGGAAACATAGACCCGTTGAAGATAGAGTCATTAATCACCAAAAAAACCAAAGCTATTCTGTGTGTGAATTGGGCTGGTATTCCGTGTGATTTGGAAATGCTACAAGCAATCTGCAAAAAACATGGCATCAAACTTATACAAGATGCAGCACATTCCTTTGGCGCAAAGTATAATGGAGAGTCCATATGCCACTATGCAGACTATACTTGTTTTAGTTTTCAAGCTATTAAGCATATAACTACCGGGGATGGAGGAGCTTTGATCTGCAAATCTGAACAGGATTTTGAAAGGGCTAAAAAATTAAAATGGTTTGGTATTGATAGAGATGCTACTAAAAATGAAAAGGGTGAGTGGAAAGGTCAGAGATGGGAAGTAAATATATTGGAAGCTGGATATAAGTTTCATATGAATAACGTATCGGCTGCTATTGGATTGTCCCAAATTCCCCATATTGATAACATAATACAATCTCACATCGATAATGCAAATATTTATGATAATTTATTTAAAGACAATCCACACATAAAACCTTTAAAAATTAATAAAAATACACAACCGACATATTGGGTATACACTGTAATACTGGATGAAAGTATTAATCGTAATGATGTTTTAGAAAAAATGAACAAACAAGGCATAGCTGCAGGGTTAGTACATATTCCATGTGATGGATATCAGTGTTTTGAAGATAGTAAAACAGACCTACCACATACAAAGTATTTTTACGAGCATCAGCTATCTCTTCCGTGTGGGTGGTGGTTAAATTCAGAAGATATTAATTTCATAACCAATACACTAATTAAAATTCTACACAATGAATAACATTCACAGTACTTCATTCATAGATCCATATATTCAGCTCGGAAAATTTAATCACGTTGGGAAAAATGTACAAATCAAGTACCTTGACGAAAATAACAAGCCATCCGTTGTAATCGGAGATAATAACATTATCAACGATAATACAAGAATCTTAATAGGGGAAAATCCACTGAGTATAGGAGATTGGAATGTTTTTCATAACGACATGCTAGTTATGGTTGGTAAAAAGATTGACATTGGTCATAATTGTTGGTTCGGTCAAAATACAATTTTAGATGGATCCGGAGGACTTTCTATAGCTAACGGGGTTAGAGTTGGAATGTATTCTCAAATATGGACACACGTTGCTAGCGGTGAATTAATAGAGGGATGCTTATTGTTTGGAGACAGTAAGACAAACATCGAAGACGATGTTTGGTTAGTTGGAAGCTGTACAGTTTCTCCAGGGGTTTGTTTAAGAAAAAAATCAGTTTTTTTAATAGGATCCATAGTAACAAAGGACTCGGAAATCGAAAAGGTATACTCAGGAACACCAGCCACTATTAATGATAAAATAAAAGCTTGGAAAGAGATCTATCCTGTTGATAAATTAAAAATGCTACTTGAATGGAGTGAGATTTTTTGTATCGGTAAAAAATACGAAATTGACAATCAAATCGAATCGGGATACTTTACCGTCAAATCTACCGAAGATAAAGAGATGTTAATTTTTTTTATCAATGGGGGATTTTCGATACCAAACGAATATGTTGTCAGTTTATTTAATGTATTGGACAAGACACTTACCAAAAAAAATAGTCTCTTAGAAAGAACATTTTATAAATCTATTTATAATAATAAAGCTAGATTTCGTATCATATAAAAATAAAAAATCATGAAAAATAAAAAAATACTCCTAATAGGAGGAAGCGGAGCTCTTGGAAAAACTCTAATAGGGCTCTATCAAAACGTGAATCAAATCAAAGTATTGAGTAGGGACGAACACAAACAAGTCAATTTAATATCTTCAGATTGGGTAAACAAAGAAAACGTTAGTTTTATGATCGGAGACGTTAAGGATAAAGATTGTATCCTAAACGCTATAGAAGATTATAGACCAGATATAATCATAAACGCAGCTGCGTTGAAGCACGTTCCTGTGTGTGAAATAAACCCATACGAATCGGTTAACGTGAATATAATTGGGCATCAAAACTTGTTAGAGGCTGTGAGACGTAGTAAGCATACTATAGAGACTTTGATTTATGTATCATCTGATAAAGCGTGTAAACCGGTAAACATCTACGGAATGTGTAAAGCAATCTCTGAAAGATTGTATATTGAATTTGCAAAAAAACAAACGGATATAAAAGTTTGCTTAGTTCGATATGGAAACGTTTTGGAATCTACAGGTTCTGTTATTCCATACTTTAAGCAGCTATTAAAAGATGGAGTAACAGAACTACCCATCACAGATTTACGTATGACAAGATTTTTATTAACACTGGAATCAGCAGCTAAGCTAATAGAATGGGCATACTACAGTCCCATATCACACGGTAAGATAGCAATACCTAAAGTACAATCATTTAAGATAATAGATATCGCAAATGCTTTAATATCAGAATATCATCCAAATTCAGACATTAAATTGAAAGTTGTAGGAATACGAAAAGGTGAAAAATTACACGAGGAAATGATATCTTCCGAAGAGTGGTTGCGTACTGAAGATCACGAAAACTATCTTATTACAGATGAAATAATTAGAGAAGAGGGGATTTCTTATAATTCCTATGACAGTGTGATGCACGAAGAGAAAGTTCATGATTTCTTAAAGCTTTGCGGTGTGATCTAATAATATAATGGGAGTAACAGAAATATACAACGGACAAAGATCAAGTAATTTACTAAGGAAAAATAGGATCTTATGATAACAACAAATTTAACAGGTAACTTAGGAAATCACATGTGGCAATATGCTGTATGTAGAGCCATATCCGAAAAACTTGGATATGAATGGGGGATAAATCCTTCTCCCTCGCATGACTATCACAATGGGATGAACCAAATGTATTTTATGGATGTGGATTTTGGGAAATTTCCAGAAGGTGAATTTGTAGACTTTCATGAAAAATGGACAACATATAGACACATAGATGATGTCAATATCACTTTTTTAGATCCTAGAGTTTATCAGATTCCAGATGGGACTCGAATGATAGGAGATAATGGAGCATTGGGAGGAATTTATCAATGTGAAGATTATTTGATAGAAAGGAAGGAAGAGATATTAAAATGGTTCAGCATCAGGAACGAATACAAGAATAAGTTTGATTTGGAGATGGAAAAAATGGGAATTGTTCTTGATGAAAATACCTGTGTTATAAATTTCAGAGGTGGAGAATATAGGGGCCTTAGTAATGTAATTCTAAGAAGAGAATATTGGAGGGACTCTATAAATCATATGCTTTCTCTAAATCCTCAAATGAAATTCGTAATTGTCACAGACGATCCGGGATGCGCTTCCTCGTTTATGCCATTTGACATTCCGACTGTACACGGAGAGATTGGATTAGATTTTTATACAGTTAATCAATCAAAATGGGTAATTTTATCCAACTCTACTTTTGGATGGTGGGCAGGATGGTTAAACACCAGGGCAGAAAAAATCATAGCTCCAAAATATTGGGCAAGACACAATGTTAGTGATGGGTACTGGGCAACTGGGGAATCTTATACCAGAGGATTCACATATCTTGATAGAGAAGGATCTCTATCTGACTACGAAACTTGTAAAAAAGAAGCTTTAGATTACTATAAATTAAAAAATATTATATGAGAATTTTTGACGGATTTTGTTTCTTTAACGAGCTTGACATACTAGAAATTAGATTAAATACCCTGGATCCCCATGTTGATTATTTTATAATAGTAGAATCCTCCGTAACACACACTGGAAATCCTAAACCCTATTATTTTGAAGAAAATAAAGAAAGATTCAAAAAATTTCTACCAAAAATCATACATTTGAAAATAGAAGATACCCCTAATAATTTCACTGATCTGGGAGAAGATTTATTAGGTTCTGATTTTGATTCTCTAGAAGTTAATAGGATAAGTGGATTTATAAAAAATCAAAGTTGTTTTAATATAAACCACGAGATTCATTATGGGAGGGATTTTTACCAAAAAGAATGTGTCAGAAGAGGATTTGAGTTCTGCGAAGACGATGATATTATAATTTTTTCAGATTGCGACGAAATTCCAAATCCTGAAATTCTAAAATCTTTAAAGACCTTTTATAACCCAGATTTGTTCTATGATTTTTTACAGACTACTTATTATTATTATTTAAATGTTCTCAAGGAAAAAAACTGGAGAGGATCTTCTATGGGGTCTTTTAAAAGATTAAAGGAATTTTCTCTTAATCAATTAAGGGCTCAGAAAAATCAAGAAATTGAAAATGGAGGATGGCATTTTAGTTTTATGGGAGGTCCAGAAAAAGTAAGAACTAAGATAACATCCTATTCCGCTCAGGAAATGCTAAATGCAAATGTATTACAATCTATAGAGAACAATATAAATAATAATATAGATCCTTTCTTTCGAAGTACTCTTTCGACAGTGTGGATAGATTCATCATACCCTTCATATATTACCGAAAATCTACCTAAATTTAATCACATGATAAAAAAATAATAATTTCCTGAAATTATTCCTGAAATTTTATCTAAGATAATCTATACAAATTCAAAAAAATGATAAACCAAGAAAGTATTAAAAGTCTGGTGGGAAATCACGTTTCCCCCTACATATACAACTCCAAAGAGTTCAAGCCCGGAAAAACCCCCATCTATTATTCAGGTCCATATTGGGACAATAGAGAAGCAGAAGCAGCTATAGACTCTTTGCTTAATGGAAGATGGATAACAGCAGGGGAAAAAGTCTTTTTGTTTGAAAGAAAGTTCAGCAAAAGATTTAATGTACAGCATTCTCACATGGTAAATTCAGGCAGTTCTGCAAATCTTGTTATGATAACTGCTTTGAAGACTAGATTTGGCTGGGAAGACGATGACGAAATTATAGTTTCCCCAGTTGGATTTCCAACAACCATTTCTGTTTTGCACCAGAATAGATTAAAACCTGTATTTGTTGATATCGAATGGGAAACCTTAAATTTTGATGTCAGCAGAATCGAGGAAAAAATCACTCCAAAAACAAAGGGAATTTTCGTTTCTCCTGTTCTGGGTAATCCTCCAGACATGGATGAAATTCTAAGAATTGCAGAGAAACATAATCTTAAAATTATAGGCGACAATTGTGATTCTTTAGGAAGTAAGTGGGATGGAAAATACCTAAATGAATACTATGTTGCTTTCTCAAATTCTTTCTACCCGGCACACCATATTTCTACTGGAGAAGGTGGAATGATCTGCACAAATGACGAGGAAATTAAAAAGCTTCTTGTTAGTATTTCATGGTGGGGCAGAGACTGCTATTGTGTTGGATCTGCTAATCTACTTTCTTGTGGGACTTGTGGAAAGAGATTTGACAACTGGTTAGAATCTTATGACGGAATTGTGGATCACAAATATGTCTTTTCTAATATGGGATACAATCTAAAGCCTTTAGATCTTCAAGGTGCTATAGGACAAGTTCAACTTGAGAAGATAGACGAAATAGAAGAAAACAGGAAAAAATCTAAGAGCCGAATAGAAGAAATTTTCATCTCCAATATTAAGGGGATAAAACCGGTTCAAACTCATGCAAAATCAGATGTTTGTTGGTTCGGTACCCCGTTTATTTGCGAAGAAGAAGGACTAAAACACAGACTTGTTGATTACTTAGAAGCCAATAAAATTCAAACCAGAAATTATTTTGCTGGTAATATTTTACTTCATCCTGGTTACAAATTCCTAGATGATTTTAATAACTACCCAGAGGCAAATAAAGTTCTTGATAAGGTTTTCTTCATAGGAGCAGCTCCCCACTATACAGAGGTAGTTTTCGATTACATTGAAGAGGTTGTTAAAAATTTTAAATGAGAGTAGTTATTCTAGGCGATGGTCTATTGGGAAGCTATCTAAGAGATAAAACCCAATGGGATTTTATAAGCAGGAAAAAAGACGGAATCGATTTTTCTAATCTAGATTCATATTCTTCTAAATTGGAAGAATATGATGTTGTTGTTAATTGTATTGCAAATACCGACACTTATTCAGAAGATAGGAATTTGCATTGGGAAATCAACTACGAAGGCGTTGCAAATTTAATTGATTTTTGCAACTCTTCAAATAAAAAAATAATTCATATCTCTACAGATTATATCTATACCTTTTCAAAAGATAACGCTTCAGAAAATGACGTTCCTGTCCATTCCAGAAATTGGTATGGATACACTAAATTACTTGGAGAGGGGTACGTTTTATTGAGATCTAAAAATTATCTAGTCATAAGGACTACACAGAAAAAAACCCCATTTACTTATCCAAAGGCATACATAAATCAAGTAGGAAATTTTGACTATGTTGATAAGATAGGAGATTTGATAATAAGACTGATAGAATCTGGTGCTACTGGAATTTATAATGTGGGGACAGATAAAAAGTCTATGTACGATCTAGCTCTACAGACAAACGATAAAGTAGTTGCAACTATGGATTTATTTGATCCAACGACACCAATTAATCTAACCATGGATTTATCGAAAATGAATAAATTCCTAGATGATGGTATATAATAAGGAGAGGTGGCAGAGCGGTCTAATGCGGCAGTCTTGAAAACTGTTGAAGGTCACACTTCCGGGGGTTCGAATCCCTCCCTCTCCGCTCTTTAAAAACTAATATAGGATCCGTAACTGGATCCTATTTCTGTGTAATCTGATACCTTATAAATTCAAATTGAACTAAGCAGCAAAGAGATTATCAATCCATAGCAAGATATTAGAGGATTGATCCTTTTCTTTGCATTTTATTTTCGAGTGATATATAAATCAAATTAAGAAATTTAAAATAAATGAAGGAAAAGTTTTTAATTTTTTAAGAATCGAAAATCGATATATAAGGAAGATATATAGTAAAAATATAAAAATAAAATCAACATGAGAAAAGTATACGACTTCTCCACATTCAACTTCATTTACGAAGCAGAAGCTGCAGCAGCTCCAAAAGCAGAAGCAGCTCCGGCAGCAGCAGGAGCACCAGCTGCAACAGAGGCTAGTAAACTTTATGACAAGACGTTAGGTCTTATCATAACCACAGCTTTAAATTCTTACAGTTCAGAATTATCATTTCCTAGTAAACCTTATGATCAGAATATAGATGCTGACATTGCATCTGTAAAAGCTGTAGGAGCGACAGAAAAACCAGCAGCTCTGGTAAAGATCATGGAAAAAGTTAAAGCTGCTTCAGCAGATAACACTTTAGAAGGAGCAAAAGAAGCAGTAGATGCTTGGGTTGCTGCAGGAACAAAAGCAACTGAAGCTCTTAGCAAAATGATTGATCAGTATAAAGACAAGCCAGAAGAGCTTAAACACATTAACGATTTTGTTAATGCCCGCCTTGATGCTTACTTGAAAGGGATTCAAGATTCATCTAAGGCTAATACTCTTAAGGGAGCTTTAACTAAACTAGCAAATGAATCTAATTCCTATGAAGGATCTGATTTTATTTTCGAAGGAATTCTAGAAGGAAAAAAAGGAATGATCGGGGATATCTCTAAACAGATAACTCTAGTTAATGCTAAGCTTGCATCCCTTTTACAAACTCCAGGAATGGAAGCTGATGTTAAGAGACTTCAAAGCGAAGTAACTAAAATCTCAGCAGATATGGGAGCTCTTTTAGCGAAGAAGAATAGCGAAATTAGTAAAGACGATATCAAAAAAGCGGCGGCAAGACTTGCAGAAATACCAACTGAAGCAGATCAAGCAGCAGAAAAAATGCTTAAGCAAGATACTACTAATAAAGAAGCAGCAGCAATCCTAGTTCAAGCATTAGGTTTAGTTGATGAAGCTAAAGATAAAGAAGTTGTTTATCTCGGTAAAAAAGAAGAAGCTTTACAAAAAGAAAAAGCAGCATCCTTCGTCAAATACGATAAAGATAAAGCTGGTGAAGCTAATCCTAAAGTTATGGAATTCCAAAAGCTTGTAATGGACAAATTTAAGGACGTTAAAGGAATTTCAGGTCTTTCTCAATTCAAAAATATGGGAACGTCTGGTAAATTTGGTCCAGCTACTGCATCAATGGTAAAAATTCTAAAAGATGGTTACGGACTTAAAGATTCAGATTCTTCTGATATTACAGGTGAACTTTTTGCAGAGCTAAAGAAAAATGAAGAAATCAAAGAATCTAGAATACTTACTTTTGAAGGATTTGCAGGAATTAACGAAGGATTTAACGTTGAAGCAGCAACTAAATCTGCTTCTAAAAATACTTCAGGTGGAGGAAGTAAAAGTGGGGGAAGTAAAAGCGGAGGAAAATTTCTATACAAGAAAGGAGACACTGGTAACGTTGTTGTTGCGATCAATAGAATAGTAGGTCAAAAAGAAGACGAAAAGAAATACACAGATGATACTGTAGCAAGAGTTAAGGAATTCCAAAAACTTAATAGATTCAACGTGGACGGGATTGTAGGGGAAGATACTTTAATAGGACTTTACGACACTAGAGGTGAGTCAAAAAAACAAACTAAATTAAATGATGCAAAAGCTGTAAGAGGACCATGGTCTTATAAGATATTAGCGGATCTTCTAAAAGAAGTTTATACAGAAACTAAAGGTAAAGCTAAAGAAGAAGGAACCTTGACAGATGAAGATATATTAGGGGAAACTTCAGGACTATCTTCCTTTATTAATACTATACTTCCAGCAGCTAAGTATGCAGCATTTCTAGGAATTGCAGGAATACCGGCAGCTGTATTAGGAACTTCCATAGACGCTCTTAAAGATAGAAGAAACGGAGTTAAAGGAGTAGTAGACGCTCTTGATGGGTTTGTAAAAGAATCTGATCTTGCTTATGTTTTAACTATTGTTAAAGCTCTATCTGGTAAGAAAATGAAGGATGGAACTTCTGCAATTGAAAGATTTAAGAAGTTATATAAAATGGACGAAGGAGAAGATCTAAGAGAAGACGTTGAAAGCGTAGGAACCAAAACTATGTCAGTTAAAGGAGATCTTATTAAAGAGGAAATTCTTAAATTGTTAGGAAAATAAAACCTCGATGGGAAGACTTCTAAACATACAAGATTTTAAATCTTTCCATTTAATGGAAACAGAAAAGAGTCCCCTGAGTGGGACTTTTTCTGTTAACGAAGACGTAGTTCCAAGTCCGGTTAAAAAAGGTAAGGAAGAATCCTACAGAAGCATAGCATATAAGCTTTCTGAAATTTTTGGCCTATATGGATTTTTCTTCGCTCAAAAACCTGGATTCATGAAGCCAGACCAATGGAAAAAATACACTTCAGATATAGTAAAAATTACGGATCCAACTGAAAAGTGGAAAAAAATAATAGACACAGTATCTGAATTTCAAAATAAAGTTTCCTCTCCTGAGATCCTCCCTTCAAAAGGAGAATTTGGACATCTAGGACAATATAGTTACGAACAGGAAACATCTCAGCTTCCTACAGCAGCTAAATTGTTAAAGAATGCACATGATGCGATTTTCAAAACTTTCAATCCAGAAGAGCAGAAAAAATCAATAACAATTTTAAATAGTATCATATCAGGTACTAAAGCATTAAGTCTCGAATAAAAAAATGGGGAAAAACGTATATCATATAACAGAGAAAGATCAGTATATGCCACCATCTTCTATGGATTTAATAACCATAGCAGACGCAATAGGGACAAGGCTGATGAATGTTTACAATGAAATTGAAAATATCAAAGTTGCATATCCACAGGATTCTTCTAAATATACATCTTTTATAGATTCTTCCATCTTACCTCTTAATGACAAGATAAAGTCCATTATTCAAACAGAAATACCAAAACTAGAAACTGTATCTGTTTCTAAATACAGAGGAGACACTTCTGCATATAAAGATCTTGGATATTTGGTTAATACCGTAAAAGATAAAGCAACTCTAGATCTTCTTTTAAAATTAAAGGAATTTGAGAAAGAAGTATCTGAGATTGAAAAAAAATCCGAAGGGATTAAAGCTTCTGTTAATTCAGCATATCAGGCATCCGATGCTACTAAATCTTACGAAGATGCAGTAAAAGCTATTATAGATAAGGTTAGAGCTGGCATCGAAAAACAAGCAGAGCAAAATATCAGAAATAAAAAAAGAGGGGATATTATAGCAGGAACTACAGATCTAAATTCTGTAAAAGGTTCCAGAGCTGCAGGTACCACTGGTCCTACTAAGGATGAAGCAGCTGCATTAAAGAAGAAGAAAAATATAGATGATATTTCTGCATATTTAGCAAAGAAATACAAATCTTAAATTTTTTTCCTCCGAAAGAAACTTTTTCTCCGAAAACCATCTAAAAGAATTACTTATATTCCCAGGAGAAGAATCTATATAGGCCCACCTAATCTCAGTTATCCTCGGGTAAATCCAAACCCCAAATCTCAGATAGATAAATAGACTATGATCCCAAATCAAGAATACCTAGAAGCTATCAAAAGAAAACTAGATGCTATGAATAAAGTAGCAGGAGTAGACCCATCTATCAGACCAGAACAAGGACAGGTTTGGGGTGAACCTAAATCTTTTGATGTGATGGATTGGCAGGGACAAGCTTCTATGAATTATCTAAAAAGTATAGGAAAGAATCCTAATCTATCAGATATCTAACCGTATATTAAGGTAAAGATATAAATCATGAAATTAAAATTTATTGCGGGGGTTCTTCTCCTTTTCGGAATGAGTGAATTAAATGGGCAAAATCTAGAAGCTGATTCTGTTTACAAATATGAATTTAGAAATAGAAGACAATTTGAAAAGGATCTGGAAAGTGAAACTATCAGGAAACCTTCTAAGAAGACAACTTGGGAGTATGACCACTACCATGTTAATATAACTGATTCTACTTTTATATTTTCAAAAACTAAGGTGAATATAGTTAATAAATTCACAATCAAAGAGACTGATATCTATGATGAAAATTTCTATTTAAAATCCCTCTATGCAGTGAATTCGTGCGGGGGTGAAATCAATGTAAAGATAACCTATGATGATATTGGATATTATGTTGTAGTTTATTTTATTGGTCCAAAAAATAAATATTCTGCAATTTATTTTCGTTCCGAATACAATTTTTAGTACTGGGACCGTATATTTATATGAATAACAATCATACATCATGAAAAAATTAGCTTTAATCCTTATCCTAATTCCTACAATCTTAAAGTCTCAAAGTGCTAGAGAAATTAAAGTGATTCAGCTTCTAAATGAATATAGAGTTGCTAACAATCTTAAACCTTTAACTATAGATACAGGATTAAACAAAGCTGCTGAATACCAAGTTAAATACGAATCCTTAATTGATAGTGTAACCCATTACCAATATACAGATCTTCCTGGGTTCAAAGAGATTCCTCAAGCTGAAGATAGAATTAAAGAATTTTCTGATCTAGAAGCTCCAATAGGTGGAACCGAGATAACAATGGGTACTAAAAACTTCGGAAGTTTAAGCCTCGTTAAACAAAAATACTCTTATAAGGAGGTAGAAAAATACATTATTGATTCTTATAAATCTTGTTCAAGCCACGATGAAATAATGTTAAACCCTAACGCTCATAAAGTTGGAATTTCTATATTCAGGGAAGAAATAATAGAAGGTAGCGATGTTAAAATTAGATTATTTTGCGTCATCACATTCGGTAGTTAATCCAATAAAAAAAGTCTTAAATTTATTTAAGACTTTTTTGTGTGTTTTAAAATTCGTTACATATAAAAGGTTTCTGTCCTACTCCTGGACCGCCTTTTTGTCTAATTCCTGGGAATTTTATCTTAATTTTTCCTCCTCCTTCTGATTTGGATTTCTTTGGAAATCCTACAGCGGGAACATAATTAACTGAAGATTTAACTTTCGGATCTATTACTTTAATTTCTGTATCAGTTATTACAGATTCAGCTTTTATAATAAAATTGACATACCTAAATTGTGTGTATTCATTTGGTCCTCCTAGAGGGGCAATTTCTGCTGTTGTATATTTTCCATTTGGTTTTCCCCCCTCACCAAGTTCTGCTATAACAATCGTCTTTCTATTCATTTCCTCGTCTTTTCCTTTCCCAAAAGTTCCATTGTTTAAAATGAAGTTTCCCTTTTCGTCATAATATCCAAATTTAAGAGGGGTTGGTGGATTTGGTCCACTTGTTCCGTCCCCATTAGATCCTTTGGAATTGATAATTATTTTGGATTGTATTATTTTCTTTTTCTCTTCTGATAAATTATTTTCAGCTGCAGATTCTCTAAAAAGATCTATTATGGTATTTGCTCTATTGTAGGACAATTCACCCCAGGATATTTTTTCTGCTTTACCTCCGTTGTCATTTGTATTTCTATATCTGCTAGCAGATGATTGAATTTCTAAAGAGGTTAAAGTTAATTTATCATTCGATGCATATTCCTTTATAAAAGTATCGATAGTTTTTTTAATTTCCTCTAAAACATTTGGGTCATTAAATGCATCAGGGTTTACTTTTCCTCCTTGCGAATCTTCCCCTGAACCCCATCTATTGTCTTTGAATAATTTATTCTCCTCTTCTGCAGATAACCCAACTATTTCAATTTTTTTTATTTCTTCTTTTTCTCCTTTTTTCTCAATCTCTACAGAAGAAGGTGTTATTGAAATGAAAGGATTTGTTCTTACACTAGTTTTTCCCTTAATTGTATTGTTTACTTCTTTCTCTGATTCAAATCCACTAGCTTCCATTAAATCAGATAACTGGTCATAGACGGAATTTTTCTGATCTTCTGACAATTTTTCCCATAAGTATGGAGCTGCATAAGCCCCATCTGTAGTAGCCTTATCTGTTGGGAAATCCTTACCTGGATTTTTCTTCTTCCACTTAGCTAGCCAAGACTCGTAAGGATTTTCATCTTTAGCATAAGTAGGACGAAAAATATTTCCTAGCTCTATTTGCTTCTCCAATAGTTTTTCAACAAATTGAATTACAAATTCCCTTGATGGTGTGAATTTGGTTTTTCCTTCATCAGATTTTGCTTCTTTTATTATATTTAGCTCGAAATCAAGATAAGCTTGGAAAGATTCTAAAACAAATTTTTTGCTCATTTTCTTTATGTTTATTAATTTCATGTATATATCCATTTCCTTTATTATATTCTTCAAATCTAAATGTAGTTAGAAACAATCCATCTTAAAAACTATATAACTTAAGAAAATAAAAAGTTTATGGCTAAACAAAAATCAGAATTCTCATTTCTTGATCTAGATAAAGAATTATCTAAGATCGCCGGGTTTGAAACCGGATCTATTCTAACAGAAAATACATTCAGCGAAGTTGACGACTGGATTCCTACCGGTAATTATCTACTAAATGCTCAACTATCAGGATCCTTATTTGGAGGTATTCCTAACACAAGATCTTTAGGTCTAATGGGAGATCCCGGAACAGGTAAATCTTTCGTTTGTCTAAATGTTGTTAGAGAAGCTCAAAAGAAAGGTTATGACGTTATGTATTGTGATACCGAGGGTGCAATTGATAAATCAACTGCTATCAATTTTGGTATTAACACAGATAAAATCAGATACCAACCAATCAAGACCGTTACTGAATTTCAAACATTCGTTTCTAACCTTCTTGCAATTGTAAAGAAAGCTAAGGAGAATGGTGCATCCCCAAAAATCCTTTTAATTCTAGATTCTTTGGGTATGTTAAGTACAGATAAAGAGCTAAACGATGCAATGATTGGAAAAAATGCAGCGGACATGGGGGCTAAAGCAAAAGAACTTCGTAAGTTGTTTAGGGTTATCACTTTGGATTTAACTGCAGCTAAAATTCCTTTGATCTGTACGAACCACGTTTATACAGGTGGTGGATTTATGCCAACAAAAGAATCTTCTGGCGGTGACGGTCCAATCTTCGCAATGTCTGTTATTTCTTTCCTTTCTAAAGCTCAATTAAAAGAGAATGGTAGCACGACAAAGACTGGTATTATCGTAACATCTAATCTTAAAAAGAGTAGATTCACAATTCCAGAACCTGTTAAATTTCACATCTCATTTGCTAATGGTATGAATCCTTATGTTGGTCTTCAAGACTTCGTTACATGGGAAGCATGTGGAATAGAAAGAGGAAAATTAGAAGAAGTTAAAAATAAAGAAGGTAAAAAAGAATTAGTTTTCACCCCTAATGCATCGTCAACCAGATGGGCAGTTAAACATCTAGGAAAAACGGTTACGTCTTCTCAGTTATTTAGCGGAGATATTTTCACACAGGAAGTTCTAGAATCTCTAAACGAAAAAGTTATCAAACAGCACTTTCTTCTTCCTACAATGGGAACTAACGAGGAAATTACAAATGCTCTGGAAGCAGAGATTGGTTCAGATTTTGATAATTTAGGTAATGCAGAGGAACAAGATTAAATTTAAGTACCTCATGAATCTTTGGCGAACAATGCCAAACTATCCTACTAAAGAGGATGCGATTTATGAATTAAATGTTTATCTAGTAAAAGACGGTAGACCAAATGGAAGCTTTTCAGAACAAACACTGAAAGCTCCATTCGGTCCTGACTGGGAAAACACTAAGTATAAACAGATTATCGACGAAATGATCGAGACAGGAGAACTCGAGGTCGATTCTAAAAAAGTTTCTTCTAAAACATGGTATAAAATTAAAAACAACCCCTATTATCAGTAATGGAATTATCCTATTCAGAAAATATAATACTTAGAAACATAATCAACACCCCTGCATATTTAGAAAATGCTAAATCTGAGTTCTTTAAAAATGATTCTTTCGGGGAAATTCTTAGACTCTCAAAGAAATTTTGGGATCAATACAACGAAATTCCATCTAGAGAGCAAACTAAAGAATCTGCTAAAATTGAGAATCGAGGTAAATTAGAGCTATCTGAGATAGATGCAATCTACGACATTCAGTTAAAAGATTACCAGGAGGATTGGTTGAAGGAAACTACGGAGTGTTTCATCGAGTATAAAAACCTAACTAAATCTGCAGTCGATGCAGTTCAATATATCCAAAAAACCCCAGTCACAGCGGAGAACATCAAAGAGGTTATTAATACCTTTAAGAATATCGTCGTAGAAAGAAACAATTTAGACTTCTCTTTTGATGAAGGTCTAGATTTCTTCAACCCTGAGAGTCATAAACAGTTAAGCCATAACACATTTAAATCCGGTTATTCATTTATCGATACCGTATTGGGTGGAGGATTTTCTGCTAAGTCTTTATACGTCTTTATGGGAATGCCCAAAGTCGGAAAGTCTCTGTGGCTGGGTAATTTGGCAACTCAAGCATCTAAGATGGGAAATAATGTGGCAATTATTACCCTCGAGATGAACGACAGAAAATATGCTAAGAGGATAGGTGCTAATATGTTAAACATACCAATTGGTGATTATAACACAGCAGCCAACGATTCCCCTACTATTAAGAAGAAAATCAGCTCAGTTCAGTATGACAATTTAAAAGTTCCAGGCCAAATTTGGATTAAGGAATTTCCAACTTCTCAAGCTTCAAGCTTGGATATTGAAAGATACTTAAGAAAAGTAGAAGAACAAAAAGGAATTAAATTTAAAGTTGTTGTAATTGACTATATCAATATTCTAAAGAACTGGAGAAATCCAAACTCTGAAAACACCTACATGAAGATCAAACAGATTGCAGAGGATTTAAGAGGTATGGCAATGTCAAACGAATGGTCAATCTTAACAGCAACTCAGACTAAGCAGGGGGATTTTGACTCCACTGACTTAACAATTACTTCAGCAGCTGAATCCTCAGGACTAGTTGCTACTGTGGACGGATTATTTGGTATTATCCAGGATCCGATTATGTATGCTAACAGAGAATATAAACTAAAACTAATCGCAAATAGAGATGACGGATATAAAAATTCCCACAAGGTATTTAATGTCGACTATAACTATATGAGAATAACAGAAGGAAGCGAACCAATACATGTGGAATAACAAGAAAAAAACAGAAGAACCTCAGGAAGTTGAAGAAAAGAAAATTCAACTAGGTGATAAAATATTTGGAGCTCACAACAACTCTAATTCTACTAATGAATATAAAGAAAGCTTCGAGCTAGATACGGGTAATAGAATTCTAGAGGACAGTTATGACGAAGAAGAATACCTGCACAGAAAGAAATTGGAGGAAACTGTTTATGCTGCATTTCAGTCTTCTAGATGGTATCCCCTTTCTTATAAGAAAAAAATTCCTAAGGATCTAGTTCCTCATCTTTTTCAAGATGTACTGGAAAAGCTAGAAAATAGTGAATTTAGTTTTTCTGAGAAGTTTGTGGTCATTTGTGACTTTGTTTCTATCCCCTATGCGAAGGCTTATGAGCAAATACCAGTAAAATATAAAGAAATTATCATCAATGAGTTAGAAGCTAAATTTAGCATTTTATCTAAAAGAAAGATAAGAAAATTATTTTAAGCAATGATAGAGAATAAGAACGCAAAAAGAGTATTTTTTATAACAGACACTCACTTGGGAGTTAGAAATTCCTCTAACGAGTGGATTGATATAATGAGAGAATATTTTCACGGTTGGTTTATTCCTCTGGTAAAAGAAAATTATCGTCCTGGTGATGTATTAATCCATCTCGGAGACGTTTATGATTCTAGACAGAGCATAAATATCAAAGTTCTAAATCTTGGAATTGATATTTTTGAATCTCTATCCGATATTTTCAAAGATGGAATTTATGTTATAGCAGGGAATCACGATCTTTGGGGAAAGACTACAAATGAAATTAACTCATTGAAGTCAATCAAATGGGTTCCGAATGTTAATATTTTAGAAGAACCAGAAACCCTAGTTCTTGGCAAGAAGAAATTCTTAATGATGCCTTGGAGAAAAGATCATGCAACAGAAGAGGAATTTTTGGATGCTTCTAAACCACATGATTACCTTTGCTGTCATGCTGATATTAGAGGTCTAAAGTTTAACCGTTATGTGAACGTTGAAGAAGGAGCAGATTCTCAGAAGTTTGAAAAATTTAAAACTGTATATTCGGGCCATATTCACTATGCTCAGGTAGTTAAAAATATCCACATGTTAGGATCCCCTTATGAGTTAACTAGATCTGATATGGGAAATACAAAGTCTGTTACCTTATTGGATTTGACAACAGGTGAAGAGCAGAAATTTGTAAATGACTTTTCTCCTAAGTTCAAGAAGTTTTTATTTGATCAAATTCTAGAAATGACTATTGATGATCTAGAACCTGAATTTAGAAACAACTTTGTGGACATTATGATAGATCCAAAGATGGCTTTGAAAGCTCCTTTGAATATCCTGACCGATAGTATAGGATCCCAAAGAAAATTAGGATTCCATCCATACGACCCAAATCAAGCGAACAAATTATCTGCTCAAATCTATGATACAGACGGAAGGCAATTTAGTGTAATGGATTTTGTTAAGGAATACATCAACACAATGAATTATGATGATTCGACCAAGGAGAGATTAATAGCAAGCGTAGAGAAACTTTATAAGATTACAGTAGACCAAGATCAAGAGACGAGAATATGAGAATTAAGAAAATTGAATGGAGAAATTTTTCCTCTTACGGAAACAGAAAGCAAGAGATTGAATTTGGAGATGAAGCATCCTTATATCAAGTAGTTGGAGAGAATGGTGCAGGTAAATCTTCCATCTCTGGAGTTATAACTTTTGGACTTTATGGTAAGCTTGAAGGAAAAAAATTAAAGGACATTCCAAATAGAATCAATGGTAATGCTTGGGTTAGGATAACCCTAGAATGCAATGGATCTGAAGTTGTAGTTGAAAGAGGGCTTGAACCTAATTTATTCAAACTCTATATTAATGGGACTGAGTATGATCAAGCTGGGGTTAGATCTGTTCAGGATTATCTATCAGAAGACATCCTAGGAATCCCCTACTATGTGTTTAACAACACTATCTCCCTCTCTATCAATGATTTCAAATCTTTCATCAAAATGTCCTCACAGGACAAAAGAAGTATCATAGACAAGATATTTGGATTTCATGTTCTGAATCAAATGAGGGATCTTTTGAGGGATGAGAATAGAAAAATAAAAGAAACTCTAGACAATATTGCTGGTAAATTATCCTCATTAGAATCCACTATTGGAAGTTCTCTAAATGAGATGGACAATTTAGCAAATCAATTAAAACAGGAATCTACTGATAAGAAAGGTCAGCTTCAAAAGTCTTTAGAAACGTTTGAGAATCTCCAATCTATTCATTCTAAGAAAACTGAAGAATTTAGGGAGAATGAGAACAATTTATCAATTGAAATTTCCAATACCAATCGTTTAATAATAGAGTCTAGAACTAAAATCCAAGACACGCAGAGGAAAATAAAGCTATATGAATTGGATCAGTGTCCAACTTGTCAGTCATCTTTGGATAGTGAATTCCACCATTGCATAAAGGATGGACTGATTGCTGAACAAGCTTCTTCCACTTTACAGCTAGATGAGCTAGCTAAAACTATGTCAGATCTAAGAGAAAAAGAAAAAGAAGTTTTTTCTATTAAAACAGATATCTTAGACAAAGGAAGAAAAATAGAAATCAAAATTTCTGAGATTAGAAGAGATCTAAAACATCTGGAAGAAAATACAGGTGACAAACAACTTCAGTCTTTACAGAGAATTGTTGACAATTTATCAATTGAAAAGGATAAAATGTCTACCGAGTCTTTTAAAAATCAGGAAAAGAATAACTGGCTTAAAACTCTAGATGAAATCCTGGGCGAGAAAGGGGTGAAACAAATGGCAATTAGAACCATTCTTCCATCTTTAAATTCCGAGATCCTGGATCTTCTTTCTAAAATGCACTTGGATTATCAAGTAGTATTTGACGAGGAATTTAATGCTACTATTTACCACATGGGGGTAGAGATAGCAACCCAGACTTTAAGCACTGGAGAAATGAAAAAGGTCGATTTCGTAGTTCTAATAGCTATTATGAAGCTAATGAAAATGAAATTCAGCAGCATTAATCTTCTGTTCTTAGACGAGCTATTCAGTTCGGTTGACCCTGATGGAGTACATTCCATTCTTAGAATTTTAAGATCAGTTTGTAAAGAGCTAGGACTTAACATTTTTGTTATCAATCACGCTCCAATGCCTCATGAAATATTTGACTGGAAATTAGAAGTTTCAAAAGCAAATAATTTCTCCTCTATTTCAATAGATAAATTTTAATTAGAAGCCTTTAAAAATTCCAGATATATAGTCTAAATAAATCTGGAATTTTGAAGCCTTTATACAGTAGATCACAAAATTTAAAAGTTACTAAAACAGAACTAGCCAAATTAGGTCTCACTTCTGTTCAAGCGACTATGATCGAGCCTAATACTCAAGGTCTCGGTTTATTGGGGATTGGGTATTTAAAACCTCTTCCTGATGTTCCTACTGATTACCAAGCAGTAACCAATTCTAAAGGAAATCCCGTTTATTCGAAAACTACAGTTCAGACTTATTCCATATTTTTTGCTCAATATGAGAACACTTATATTCCGGAAGGAGATGAAAAATTATATTCCTTTGTTGCAGTAAGAACACTAAATCCTATTACCTCAAGTGATTGTGCAAAACAACTTGGAATGAAACAATCTAATGTTTATGGGTTAACCCTTAGTGAATATGAGGCTGGAACTTTTCAACATCCAGTTTATCTCAATCAAAATAAAGAACCATTAACTTTTAATTATACAGATATTCCTGTTATGCTTCAAACTGTTCCAGGAAGGCTTGATAATGTTCCTATTGGTGCACCTAATTTCCCACTAACTCCTAACAGAATTGCTAGCCAGCTTGGAATGCTACCTCAACCACCATACCCAGATTTTGTTACCTCTTTTGGTCAAACTGGGGGAACTGCAATTTCTGCCGGAGGAACTGTTGGATTTAGAGATGCTTCTCTAATGGTTCCTACTACAGTTCAGCCTACCGCATGGAATTGGAACTTTGGACCATCTGCTTCCCCTACAGGAAGTACCGCACAAAATCCAAGTTCGGTAACTTATGGATCTACTGGAAGCTTTAGCGTAACTCTAACCGCTTATAATGCCTATGGATCCAAATCAATAACTAAACAAAACTTTGTAATCGTATCATAAAATGTCGGGATTTTTAGAAAAATATAATATAGACGAGGTATTCCTAAGGGGAATTATCGTTGGACTTCTCAGAAGCTTAAATGAAAAAGTAACCTACACTCAGATTAATGAACAACAAGAAATATTGGAAGTTTACATTCCTTTTTTCTATTCAATGTCTGGAGACGAATCTTTTTTACAGGACTTCTATTTAGACTATTTAGATTGTGACGGAAATTCTCCTTTTGCAGAGGGTAACTATGATATTATTCCTAGAGGAGTAGTAACTTTTACTGGGGTTAATATAGATACAGCTTCAATAACAAATGGATTTGTAAGGGCAACTTATAACATTGAAACGGTAGAGGGACAGATGAAAGCATTTTCTGCTTATACGTCTTCTATTCCTCTTAGTATGACCTTTGATATAAAACTGAGAGCAGATACTTTATTAGATACATTTAAAATTTTCCAATCTGTAATTCAAACTTTCTATAAAGTTTATAGTTTTAATGTTGAGTTTGGAGGAATGAGGGTTCCGGTTCAAGTTGGATTTCCTGAGCAATATCAAAATGACAAGCAATTAGAATTTACCTATTCAAATACACAAAAGTGGATCGAAACCAATTTTTCCATTCAAGTTGAAACTTATTATCCTCAGAAGGACATTGCAACTGAGAGATTTAGAGGAAATCTAATGCAAGCTGGAATTAAACTTAAACTTTCTATAGGGGATACTGTAATTGGAAGTTCAAGTTTATTTACAACTCCTGCTAATTCTAGTACCCCTGGCCTTCCTAGCCCAACTTCAAACTTACCTACTGTTTCTGTTCCAGCTAGCTCAACAGGAATAACTTTAAATCAAATCTCGGGATATTACATTAGTGAAGATTCTGTGAATGCTCAATTTGCTTCCCTTCAGATGTTCACAGGAGCCGGGGTAATTCCGGTAACTGCTCCTTACATAACTTACATAGATATGACACCTTTGGATATTTCCAATAAGGTTTTAGGGATAAATTTATTCATCACTGTTTCTTGTTCTTCTTTAGCGGGTAATGTGATAGCTACCAATGTTTCCGGATCAACAATTACTTTTGAATCCAGCGTATCTGGGGTAGATTTTTATTTTACCGGGATATATACTTAAAATAATTTTTAGATGTGTCCGTAAATTCTCCAAATAATCCGATTTTAGAACCAGGTCTTAGTGTTAGAATTATCGATGGTTCCACTAGTCAAACTTTTGATACCCTATATTTTGTAGGAACCTCGAATAACTATGTTAAAAAATCTGCTAAAAGCGAGACTATTAACTATTCAACATTTGGAAACTTCTGGACTAAGCAGATTTCAGTGGAGAGTAATTTTAGGGATATTCTAGACGGGGGAGATTCTGCACCAGGAACAGCACAGTTCTTCGGTCCAATCATAGGAGGGGAATTCCCAACACAAACAAGATTATTAAACAACATATAAAAGAAAATGGCTTATAGAATACAATTTAGAAGAGATACATCTACAAACTGGGATAGTAACAATCCTATCCTTTTACAAGGAGAGTTTGGCTATGAACTTGATACCGGATTTGCTAAAATTGGTGACGGATCCTCTACATGGGATCAATTAACTTATTTTGGAGGAACAGGTCCAACTGGACCAACTGGTTCAACTGGACCAACTGGTTCAACTGGTGTAACCGGATCAACTGGACCTTCTGTTTCTTCTCTAGCTCCTGGATCGTCGGGTGCTACCGGAACAACCGGAGAATTAGCTCTGGATACAAACTATCTTTACGTTTGTGTTGGAACAAATACTTGGAAAAGAACCCAGATAACAGGCTGGTAATTTTTTAATAATGAATATTTAAAAGCCCTTTATTGGGGCTTTTTTGTGAAACAATTCTTAGCAGTAAACTATAATAGATAATAAATTATAGAATTATGTCAGAACCAATAAAATTATCTCAAGAAGAATTAGATTCAATTAAAGATCTAAGAGAAAAAATAAGATCTAACGTTGAAAAAATCGGAAGACTTAACATCAAAAGACACTTTACAGAGACCGAGTTGAATTTGATTAAAATGGATATAGATACGGAATATCTAGAAACAGAAGAATTGAGTAGACAGGAATCTAAAATTGTTGATTCTATCATAGCGAAATATGGTGATGGTGATTTAGACTTCACTACAGGTATCTACACTCCAAGATCTTAATTTTTCTAACAACCAATTTGTGAGTAAAATAAAAATTTATGCACATGGGTCGTACATAGGAAATACCGGGTACAATCACCATACACGAGATTTTTTTAGATCTCTTTCTAAATATTTTCCGATCAAATTTAGAAATTTTACTGTAGGTGATTCTTGGAAAGGTCTAAGCGAAACCCCGCATGACGAAGAAGATTATCTAGATGACTTAGATAAAAATTTATTATACAGTCAAAGATTGTGGGTAGGGGAAGGTCGAATGGAGGATTTTAAAATATATCCTTCTTCAGAAAAAGAATTTGGAGCCGATCTTAATATAGTTCTAAATGAATCAAATCATTATTTATATTACGAAAAATATTCAGGACCCAAAATAGCATATAATGTTTGGGAATCAACCAGACAGACTGAAGAATTTTTTAAAAAATTAATATTATTTGATGAGATATGGGTTCCTAGTAAATGGCAAAGAGATTGTACTATAGATCAAGGAGCAAATCCAGACCAAGTTAAAGTTGTTCCTGAAGGAGTGGATGTTGATACTTTTTATCCAGAATCTGTTGATTTGCTTGACGAGTACAAGGATAAAAGATTTAAATTTCTTTTAATGGGAAGATGGGACTATAGAAAATCTACTAAAGAAATTATAGAAACTTTTCTAAAAACATTTTCACCGGAGGAACCCATAGATATTGTTGTCTCAATTGATAACATGTGGGGAGAAGAAATGGATGGATTTAAAACCACAGAGGAAAGACTAAAAAACTATGGACTTTTGGATCCTAGAATTAAAATAATACACTTTCCAAAAAGAGAGGATTACATAAAATACCTTAAAACCGGACATGTCTTTCTTTCGTGTGCTAGATCTGAAGGATGGAATTTACCTTTGATTGAGGCCATGGCCTGTGGAACACCTTCTATCTATTCTGAGTGTTGCGCTCAGATGGAATTTGCAGAAGGTAAAGGATTACCTGTTAAAATAATAGGGGAAAAGCCTGCAAATCAAAACACCTACGGCAGATACAGTATGGGTGATCTCCCAGGTAATTACTATGAACCGGATTTTATTGATCTTTCTAGAGTTATGAGAGATGCCTATGAAAATTATGAATTTCACAAAAGTAAAGCTGTAGAAGAAAGTGTCGAGTTAAGAAGAAATTTTTCTTGGGAAGAGATTGCTAAAATAGGAAAATCAACAATAGAAGATTTTGTCGTAAAAGTAAATCAGCCCGGATACAATAAGAACAAAGACACTAATTCAATTCATATTTCTTATTTAGATGGACCAAAGGTTGAGATTACTGGAGATTTTGAGTCTTCGTATCATATAGAGTTTATTGATTCTAAAACCGAGAAGATCATTCATTCGGAAACAATAACTAATAATATGTGGTGTGTTTGTTCAAGAAAATATTACACAGATTGGGTAATTAAGATCAACGGTAAAGTTGTTGACACTTTTGGACTTGAGGGTAAAAGAGTTTTAATTTCTTTTGAGTCTAAATCTATTGGGGATACAATTGCATGGGCTCCTTATGTAGTAGACTTCGAAAAAAAACACAAATGCAAGATTATATTATCTACATTTCATAATGACTGGTTTAAGGGGGTTAAAGAATACTCTAATTTTGAATTTATATCCCCCGGAAGTAACACAAATTGTTATGTTGTTTATAGAATTGGATGGTTTAGATCTAATGGAGGTAGATGGGACGATTTTAATTCATACCCAAATCCATTAAATTCACAGCCTCTCCAAAAGACATCTTCTGATATTTTGGGATTAGAATTTGAGGAAAGAAATTATGGAATTAATTTTACTCCGAGAAAAAATCCTATGACTGAAAAATATGTTGTAATTGCCCCGGAGTCTACCGCAGGATGTAAAGAATGGACTAGAGAAGGATGGGAAATTCTAACAAAGATGCTAACTGAAACTGGGATTCAGGTAATTTGTTTAACTCAAAAACCATATTTTATTAAAGGAGCCCGTTGTATACATGGCAAAAATTTGGAAGAATCTATTAATATACTGTATCACTCCGAATATTTGATCGGACTGAGTTCAGGTCTTTCCTGGATTAATTGGTCGCTAAAAAAACACACAGTTATGATTAGTGGATTTACTGCTAAGGATCACGAATTTAAAACTAATATAACTAGAATACAAAATTCAAATGCTTGTAATTCTTGTTGGGAAAATACAAATTTTATTTTTGATACTGGAGACTGGGATTGGTGTCCAGTCTGGAAGGGAACAGATAAACAACACATTTGCTCAAAATCTATATCACCAATAACAGTATTTAATTTATTACCAGAGATAAAAAAATGATAGACATTAGTAATTTTGATTGGGGTTGGATGGACGAGCCTTGTGAAACTTATCAAATCATGTCAGATGGGACACACAAACCAATGGGACTTTATCATAAGGATTCCATCATTAAAGAAATTTTTGAGGGGGAAAGCATATATGAATTATTTTTTGAAGTGGAGGAAAATGATATTGTTCTTGATGTAGGAGCTAGCCTAGGTCCTTTCACCAGGTCTATTTTACACAAAAATCCAAAGCATGTATTCTGTTTTGAACCAAGCTACAGAGAATTTAAAGTGTTAGTTAAAAATACCATGGGATATCAGGTAACTCCTATCTTTAAAGGAATTTCTGATAAGAATGGGATATCGGAATCTGATATGCTCTTTGGTGGAGAATCCGAAATGGAATCTATTACATTTAAATCTTTTATTGACTTATTTGGAATTGATAAAATAGATTTCCTTAAAACCGACTGCGAAGGAGGGGAATATGATATTTTCACTAGTGGAAATCTTCCATATATAAAAGAGAACGTAAAAAAAATAGTTGGAGAATGGCATCTTAGTACAGATGAACTTAAGACTAAATTTAGAAATTTTAGAGATCATATATTACCAAACTTCAATAAAGTTATAATTTTTTCTGTAGACGGGATTGACATTACCTGGGATTTGTGGAATGAACACTTCATTGAATATTATACCGAAATTATAATTCACATTGACAATAGATAAAAATGGCACAAGGAGTACATAAAATTACGGAGGATTTTGAAAAATCACTATGCGATTATACCGGATCGCCTTATGCAGTTGCATTAGATAATATGAGCAATGCTTTATTTTTAGCCCTTTACTACGAAAAAAATATAAAGAAAAGTATTAAGGCTGGAACTGTCGATTGCCCTGCTAGAACTTATCCTTCCGTTCCGTGTGAAATAATTCACGCAGGTCTGAAGGTTAATTTTACCCCAGTGGAAGGGGATACCATAAAAGGAGCTTATCAGCTTTTTCCAAGCAACGTCTGGGATTCCGCTTTAAGATTTAGCGCTGATATGTATATCCCAAAAACCCATATGTGCTTATCCTTTACTGGACCATATAAAACACTGAAGCTGAGCAAGGGAGGAGCAATATTAACCGATGACTATCAAGCAATGTTATGGTTCAAAAGAGCTAGATTTAGTGGGAGAAGAGAATGCTCATATCACGATGATAACTTTGATATGCTAGGATGGAATTTTTACATGATGCCGGAACTCTCAGCAAGAGGACTTTTGATGATGACTCAGTTTTATAACATGGACGGGTCAAAAAAATACAACGAAGATCTAGAACTACCATATCCTGATTTATCAAAATTTGAAATTTATAAACAATGAAAAAAGCATTAGTCGGATATGGTGGACATGCCAAAGAAGTGATGGCACAAATGGGGTTAAATATTACTTGTTTTGTAGACGACAAATATTTGATCACCGGAACAAAACCATTATCTGAATTTGATCCGAAAGAATACTCTTTGATGGTTGCAGTTGCAGACCCGATAGACAGACATAATATTATACAGAAACTTCCAAAAGAAACTAAATATTTTACCTGGATACATCCAACTGCTTTACTGATGGGGAAAATAGAAATCGGAGAAGGTAGCTTTATCGGTGCTTATTCTATTCTAACTACAAATATTAAAGTTGGAAGTCATTCAATCTTAAATAGGGGTAACCACATTGGCCACGACTGTATTATAGGAAATTATTTCAGTGCAATGCCCGGATCTATAGTTTCAGGAAACGTTCATATAGGAAATATGGTTTATTTAGGAACAAATTCCTCCATAATAGAAAAAAAATACTTAGCACACAATATCAAAATAGGTGCAAATAGTGTAGTTATAAGAGATATAAAAGAACCTGGTATTTATGCTGGATCTCCTGCTAGAAAAATTTTAAAATGAAAGATCTAATATTAATAACCTCATATTGTCCCGATGACCATAGAGAAAATATACTGAGAAATTTAGTTTATTCTTTAGAAAAATACAAAAGTAATTTTGAGGTTATGGTCGTAAGTCATACCCCAATTTCTTTAGACATTCAAAAAAAAGTTGAATTCTGCTTTTATGATAAAAAGAATGAAATCCTGACCGATTGGGATCTCCTAAATCAACCTTGGTTTATCCCTAGCGGGGGAAGAAGAATTCAATCTTCTTTCCTTAGCAAAAAAAATACACATTTAGCAATCTGGAGGCTAATGATACTGGGATTTTCAAATGCCAAAAATTTAGGATTCTCAAAAGTCCATCATATAGAATATGATTGTGAGATAAATGAAATTAGTGAATTTCTAGAAAATAGCAGATTGTTAAATGAGAATAATAGTGTTGTCTATATGGATATTCAAGAAAGAATATCCCCTGTAATGTTTGGAAGTTTTCAATCTTACTTTATTCCAAAAATCCACGAATTACTTGTTAATCTTAATGAAGAAAAAATTAAAGATTTAATAAGACATGCTATCTCTAAGTCTCCAGAGGGTCTTTTAAAACAACTAATAGATGAAAGTGGTAATGTTGTTGTCAAGAACAGAGACGTTTTGAAAAAAAAAGGAAATAGATTTGGAATAATTAATAGCCAATCGATTAATAAAAATCCTTGGTCAGTTCCTTATTATGACTACTTAACAGAAACAGTCGATTTTATTTCCTGGAACACATCAAACAAAGAAGGCATAGAATATAAGATAATAATAAATAATACCAATTTAGTTTACATCCCTAAAGTTTATATTGATTGCTGGACAATTAGGTCTCTGGGAAAAATAGAAGAAATTAATTCTATTATAGTTCTAGAAAATGAAATAATTAGAGATACTTTTTACCTGAATTCAGAATCAGACAGGGAATTATTTAAAAAAATGAGCTATAGAGTAGTAGAAGATTAATAATGATTGAAAATATACATTTATGGCATGCTGACAGAGGAACTTATTTTGATCGAAATGTGAATATAATTTCGTGGAGTGACCAATATCAAATCAGATTAGGCCGATATAATTCAATTGGTAGAGATTGTAACTTTTTCCTGCATGCAAACCATAGACCAGATTGGGTAACGACATCTTCCCAATTGTTAGGACCTGTTACGGACGAAATTGCTCAAATGCACATGCAAATGGGACATCCCTCATGTAAGGGTGATATTATAATTCAAAATGATGTTTGGATCGGAGCAAAGTCTACTATAATGTCCGGGGTTAAAATATCTAACGGATCTATCGTTGGAGCTGGATCCGTGGTAACTAAGGATGTTCCCCCGTATGCAATTGTTGCCGGCAATCCGGCTAAGATAGTTAAATCCAGGTTTACTGAGGAACAAATTGAAAAGTTATTAACTATTGCTTGGTGGAACTGGGACGAACAAAAAATTAGAGATAACTCGATGACTATGTGGTCAGATAATATAGATGAATTTATAAATAAATTTTATGAAAATTAATAAAGCAATTTTTGGTGTTGATGATTCTTACTTTTTAGAATTTTGGCCTATACAAGCTAGGATTTGTAAAGAGTTATTAAACATAGAACCTGTTCTATTTTATATTTGTGATGAGGATAGCGACTTCTATAATGATGGGAACGGTTTAGTTAAGAAAATTAAAAAAGTAAAAAACACTCAAAATGGTAATGTAATAAATTCTGGATTACTTGCTTGTATTGTACGAATGTATGGCACGAAATATTTTCCAGATGAGGTGTGTCTTACTTGCGATTTAGATATGCTAATGATTAATAAAGATTATTTCGTTAATCAAATTGAAAAATATGATAATGATAGTTTAGTTATTTATTCAAGTGATGCGTATGATTTAAATAGACCAGAAGCGATTGAGCTGTTTAAAAATCAACCATTTCCTTTTACCCAAGAAATGTATAACTATCCATATAATGCGGCTAAAGGTAGAGTATTTGACAAAATTTTAGACACTAATTGTACTTTTGAAGAGTTTACTAATCGTCACGGAAATTATAAACCAGGATATCATTTTATGTGGATGATTGATGAGTTTTATTTTGCGGATTGTGTAAATAATAAAAATCACGGTATTGAAGTTCATAAACTTAAAAGAGGATACATTTCTCCTTGGATTGCTGATAGAAGAATTGATAGAGGAAATTTCCCTGTTAAATTAGAGTGGGATGGTGAAATTGAATTCCAAAAAAAATATGGTATTTACGATGAAAAAAAACTTAGAGATGGTTATTATATTGACGTAAATTGTTGTAGACCTTATAGCAAATATAAACAAGCGATAGATGATTTAATAGATATTGTATTGTGTGATAAAAATAATATACAGAATAATATAATGTATGATTTAGGGATAAAACACCAAACGGATAAAATAGTACATCATAGATATGATAGGATTTATCCTTTATTTTTAGATCGATTAAAAAACTCACCGATAAAACTTTTTGAAGTTGGATGTGGTTCTGATTATGCATCATTTAACATGTGGAAAGAATATTTTCCAAGCGGGATGATATTTTCTATGGACATTAATGAAGAAATTGAAACAGATAGAGGCATAGTTTATAAAGGGGACCAAACCAAAGAAGAAGATCTAAATAGAATGGTCGAAATAATTGGTAAGTGTGATATAATAATTGATGACGGAAGTCATGTACCGCAACACCAAATAGAAACATTTAATTATCTTTTTGAAAACATGCTAGAAAATGGTGGGATTTATATTATTGAGGATATTGAGTGTAATTATTGGAATCCAAGAAATATGATTTACGATTACCAAATAGGTGACTATAATATTGTGGACTATTTTCAGTCTTTACCGCACAAAATAAACTCGGAATTTAGTAATATGAAAAATCATAAATCAATCTCGTCACTAACTTTTTTCAAAAATTGTATAATTTTAACTAAAATGACATCTGATGAAATTGAAGAAAATAAACAAGAATATAGATTTAAAAATATGTTATGAAAAATAAAGAAGAAAAAATTGAAGAATTACTACTTACACCAAGAATGTTTTATAGTGATTTTAAACCTAGATATAATCAATTGAAAGGTTTAAAAATGCTGATAGATAAATTTATTGATGATAATATGACCATGGTTGAAATAGGTTCTTTTGCTGGGGTTAGTAGTGAATTATTCTCACTACACTGTAAAAAAATATATTGTGTTGACTTATGGGACCCATATTGGGAAATAACAGATAAACAAAAAGTAGAATTTGCGGAGTATTCTTTTGATAAGATGTCTAAAAATTATAACAATATAGTAAAAATTAAAAATAGTAGTGTCGAAGCGGCAAAACAATTTGATGATAACTCTTTAGATTTTGTTTATATTGATGCGGCACATGACTATGAAAGTGTAAGGCAGGATATTTTAACTTGGTTACCAAAGGTTAAAAAGGGAGGATATATCGGAGGACATGATTTTAGATTTGATGAAAACATCGGTGTATATGAAGCTGTTAATGATATTTTTTGTTACGATTATATGATAACATCATTCCCTGATTCAAGTTTTGTTGTAGAAGTATGAGAAAAATAGTTTTAATAAGTTCATATTGCGATACTCAGGAAAAAATTGATATTTTATACGACAATATAAAAATATTAAAGGGGTTAGATTTAGATACGTTAGTAATAAGTCCAATCACATTACCTGAAGACATAATAGAACTATCTGATTTTGTTTTTTTTACAAAAGAAAATCCTTTGCTAAATTGGCCGGTTCGTGGATTTACTTTTTGGGAAACAAATTTTTCTAAAGATGGTTGGATGACCATGCACAGAAATGTTGCGGAATATGGATGGGCTGGTTTATACCAAATAAAAAAAATGAGTCAAATTGCATTAAGTTATGATTACGATTATTTTTATCACATAATATATGATTTGGAAATTGATGAATACGTTATTGATACTATAAATTCTAATATAACTAACTTAGTACATCCAAGAATTAATCCTAATAATAATGATGATTGGTGGGATTGTACTCTGCATTTTATGATATTTGATAGGGAAATAATGGGTAAAATTGTTGATGTAATAAATCTTGATGATTATTTGAAGCTGGATGGTGTTGCCGAAGGACAAGCGTTATTATGGACTAAATTATTCCCAATCCAAATTTCAAAAACAC